ACTTCCATAAATCCGATGGTTGCCTGAGTAAGTGTTAGGAAGATTGGGATTAACGCTTTTCCAGCCTTCATCATGTTGTCTTGCATCACTGCCGCCGCAACGCGCTGCTGGTTTGCAAGACCGTATTGCGTTCTTGCAAAGTCCCCTACGGTTAGGTCAAGTTGCTCAGTCATGACTGCAAAACGAGCCTGAACTTTCTGTTGGGCTGTCAACTCTTTTGCAGTTGCCGCAAATCCTAGTTCTACTCCCTTAGCGCCAACAATCAACTCGTTCATCTGAACGCCAACGGTACGCATAGGAAGGTACTCTCCTACGAGACCAGAACGCAACTTAGCAAGTGCTTCATCCATCGGGATGTTGTTGAACGAAGAAATGTCTGATGCCAACTGAATTGTTGCAAGAGACATCTTTGACGACTCTTCTTCGCTTAATTTCATGGCGCGGAATAGGTTTGCGTACTCTCCACCGTACTTCAGCACTTGGTTTGTGGAAAGACCCATTGTCCTCGCGGAAGTTTCAGCGGCAGTGTGCAGCAACTGGGCATGCTCACCAAGAACTGTATTGATTTTAGTGTAGGACTCAGCGTAGTCCCTCGCGGCGTCAACCGCTGGCTGCATGACAGATGTCGCCATTGAGATTGCCCACTGCACAGACTGTAGGTTTTGCAGCATGAAGAACGCCTTTTGCGCCATGCCCATCTGTGCGCCACCAAGAGCGTTCATTGGCGGAACAGCAGCGCCAGTTGACTTGGCGAGGCTGGTAACTGCGCCCTGTACCCGACCCAACTCCTTGGACGCTAGGTCACGCGCTGTTACATCAATGCCAATCTGTTCACGCATTGACTACCTACCAGCCTTTCTCGTCGCTTCGTTTTCGGCTTTTCTTTTTGCCGAAAGGTACGCAAGCGCACGCTCTACGAACCAGTGCGGCGCTTCGCTGAGATCATCATACGACCAACCGAACTCTTCGCATAGTAAAACATCTGAGAACCATTGCGGCTGATTTGCAGTCTTCCCGTTGAACAATGCCGCTAAATCGCGGCTTAGGCTTCCCCCAGCGTTTCACCCTTTTTGCCCTTCTTACCGTCAGCCTCTGGATCTACCTCTGAGAGCAACTTCGGCGATTCCTTGCCGATCTCGCCCATCAAGAACTGATAAACAGGATTTGGAATCCCGTCTAGAAGTTCCTCTCCGCCCTGCGGAGACCATGGGACAAGGTTGCCGACCTCGTCAAAGATGCGCCAGTCAACGATGCCGCCAATAATTCGCGCCCTTAGCGCAGCGGCAGTGTTCCATTCCATTTCCCCAAGTGAGCCGCCCTTGTCAATGCGTGCATTGCTCCCTGCGGCGATCATGCCCTGAACGACACCGTGCGGCAAGACTCCCCAGAAGGTGACGCTTTCACCCTCAGTAAGCCAATCTTCTGGCTTTACTGCTTCTGGCTTGTCCGCCGCCGTAATTGTCCTTGTGTCAGCCGAACGGCGGACAGCAAGATTCCTAAACGATCCCATAAACGCCCCTTTCCCCTGCTCTGGTTTTTATTAAGACGCTGTGGTGAAGTTTGTCGCGGTGTAAAGCGTGACAACTGCCAGCGAAGCGTCAGATGAATTGTAAAGAGCCTTGCCCTTTACCGTGATCTCTGGAAGATCCGAACTCGTGTCAATGTCTGCATCCTCAAAGAACGCAGTGCCGATCTTCAGCCGAAGCGTTGGGGACAAGGCTGGCGTACCAATCGTCGTCCCGTCAGTCAGGGTGAAGAGAATTGTCAACGAGTCTGTTTCTGCGTTGCGATACTTGTCAAACTCGCCAACGCTGGCAAAGTCGCAAGTGAGGTCAAACTCCACCATGCGGGAGCCAGTCGTGAATGTCGTTGGGTTAACCGAATTGTTTACCGTGAACTGTGGCTTTCGGTTGCGAGTGATGTTGATTGTACCCTTCTTCAACTTGGCATACGAACCAAGGGCGACGCCGTTAAAGGCAACCTGCCCCTTCCACGCAACAAACGGGTTGATTGCGGAGTTGGTGAATGTCGGCTCTGAGCCAAGGGCTGTGCGTGTAATTCCAAAGCCGTTGACGTTGTAGGTAAGCGTGCCATCTGCCTCAAAGGAGAAGCCCATCTTGTCTACAACTGCGTCCCGAATCTGGTACGCCTCAGTTGCGCGACGCGGCTGGGTCGTCTCTAGGGTCAAAGCGTTTGGCGCGTCAGTGAACTTGAATACTGAGGTAAATGCGCTGCCAGCAGCGGTGTTGGTCGGGGTTCCCATTGCGTTGGAAAGCCAGTAGCCAACCGTGTCGTGGTAGACCGCGCTGTCGCCGACAGTCCACTCTTCGTAGGAAACGCCATCGCGCTTCGCGAAGTGAATGTCCTGACCGCTGCGAACTTCTTCAACTGCAACGTTTGCCTTGACGAGTTTTGACGAAAAGTCTGCTGCAACAGTATTAACTGTTGCCGCTGCTGTGCCGACCGCAGTCTGGCGACCGACCTTTACTCCAATGCTCACTTGACACCTTCCTTCGCTGCATCAGCGACAACTGGAGCAGCCTTGAGCGGCTTCTCCTCTTCATAAAGACCAGTTGCGATCAGCGCATCCGCTTCTCGCTCAGTCACAACAATAACACCAGCGGCTGGGTAGCCGACAACAAAGTCGCCGCTCCCGACATACCGAATGCTCTTTGATACTTCAGACATATTTACTCCTACGTTGTTGTCAGGGATTGAACAACCTTTACGACGACCCTGATCTCAGCATAATGGCACATTATGTCGCCGATCATGACTGGCGCAGCATCGTTTGGAAGGTCAATGGTAATCGGATCGTGGTCAAGCGCCGTGCCGCTAAGAGATCTGGTGCTGTCAATTGCGGTTGCTACCGACTCCAGCATGTCCCTGAAGGTTCCATCGCTGGAGGGATGCGCCCAAGACATGTGGCAGCGGATGATGTAGTTAATCATTCGGATGGTTTTTACTGCCCCGATCCCGATGGCTTCGTACCTGCGATCTTCGCCTTCGTACTGGATCGTCCACGCTCGTACTTGTCGCTGCCCCCCAATAACCACCGTGAGCGTCGTGACAAACTGCGCCCAGTCATTCTTTGGAAACGGCTGGTAGTCGTAGACAACGCCAGAGTCAGCAACGCTTTCAATTGCTGTCTTTAGAGCCGCCGCCTGATCCCCGATAACGCTCATGGCTACCCCTTCCTTGTGACTGTAGACACTTGGTTCATCTCTGGGTTCCTCAGCACTCGCGCTGCGGCAAACTTCATGTGGGTCTCCGCCATTGCTTGGTGCTGCAGTACGGTTTTCTTATTGTACATTTGCGCCTTCGTGCCGTTTTGGGCAATCTTCCTACCGATAAGGAAGGCGACGCTGTTGATCTCCCTGACGCCCTTCACCCTTAAGACCCTGCGAACCCACGTCCTCATTGCCTCAACTGGCGGGAACTTACCTGCTCCGCGCCCGTACTCAACAAATTGCGCGTAGAGCGAAGCGCCGCCAGTCGCCCCGATTGTTGAAGTCACTTCCCAAGTCGTGCGACCGTGAGTGTTGACAAAATTGAACTTAGGCGGCGTAAACAGCGTGGAGTTTCGCAGCATGGCGGTTGATCCGACAGGGGTGTTGCGGACAAGTTTTGGGTACAGGTAGACCACTCCAGCCTTTGCCGCCTCGTACTGAGCCGCCTGAATCAGTTGTGGCGTGTACTTCTTGCGAAAGCCAGTGATGTCGCGAAAAACAATCTGAATTCGTCCGCGAAAACTCATCGGGTCATTTTTCGGTGGAAAAGGTAGTCGCGGCTTGGATCTGGCTGGGAATCCCAGTTGATCCAGTTTGATGCGTGCGGCTTCTCTCCCTCAGCAACGCCAACGCCATCGCGGTATCTCCGCATGTACATGTCAGCGATGTCTGCCCACTCCTTGCTCTTGCTCCCGTAGTCTGATGTGTCTGCGCCAAGGATCGGCTCGTGCGCTCGTGCGTACTTGTTGCCAATATCTGCCGCGCAAACAGAAACAACCAGATCTACAACTGCGAAATGATCGTGGTCAAGAACTGTTGTGCTTGCCGCTGTCGTTGAGTAAGTCCTGTGCGTTGTGTAGTACAGGCGAAGCGCGTCGCCAGACGTTGGCGCGATGCGCGTCCAGCGAATCCTCAGCGCTGCGCTGTTGGTAGTCCCCTGAACTACTAGGTAGTCGCGCTCGTCAACCCACTGTGGCGGGACGTGGTCTATTGGCGACTCAAGATGCACGATGCGGCTAAACCCATCGGTAAAGTCCGAAGGTAGACTCAGATAAATCGTGCCGTCAGCCGTGAGCGCGCCGATTTTCTCCAGTGGGCGGTCGTTGGAATATCGGTACGTTGCCTTGGAGATGTTTTCTGTAATCTCTGCGTCCGAAAGTAGGCGCGCATCTGCCGTACCAGTCGTATCGCGAAGCACTGCCTTAGCAGAAGCCAAAACATTCGCCGATGAATACGATCCCATGTGCGGCATATTTTCTCCTTTGGACTTCAGGCGGCGACAGCGCTAGGGGTATCGTTGCCGCCGCCCGAAGATGAATGAGGGAGTCGGGTCTCGCCCGACTCCCTCAGATTTTACCCCTATGTCGTCCCTAGTTAGGCGACGACGTTGCCCTGAAGACCACGATAATCAAGGACTGCACCACCATAAATGTGGCGAACCTTGTAAGTGATCTTGTCGTTGCTGAACATTGAGCCATTCGTTGGCTCGTCCTGCACGAACAGTTCAGGCTCTTCGCGTCCGTTGAGGAAGCCGATCTCAATTGTCGGAACATCCATTGGCGAAGCGGAGAGGAACCAGTTGTTTGTGTCTGTCCAGTAAGGAACGCTGACTACCTCAAGCCCGTAGGTTCGTGCGTAGTTGGCGTCCGATGGAGCAGCAACGCCCGCACCCGAAGGTAGGACGATGCTGTTCAGGACTGTGAACACATCATGCTCAAGGTCAACTGGGACAACGAGATAGCGTGGCGTAATGCCAAGGCGCTTGCTGTTGCTCATGTCGGCTTGCTTGAGCATCTGGAGGCGCGCATTCTTTAGAGCCGTGGCGCTGAACGCCGTGGTTCCAAGGTTTGCGTGCGACGCATGGAACAGCGCAACAGCATCATAAATTGCTGCGTTGTCCTTGTAGAAGTCAAAGACAAACTCGTGAAGGCTCTGCGCGGCTGCCCGCCCAAGTCGGCGTGGAATGTCTCGGATTGCGCCAAGGTCATCGTTCACGATCATTTCCATCGTGATGACCTCAGTGCCACCCTTCTTGGTTGGCGCGTAGGTTGCCTCTTCGTCCGTTGGGCTGGTAAGGGCGGCGTAAGCGCTGCCCTCAGTCACCGTGGACAGGTTGTTATAGCCACCGAAGCGCACGCGGCGCTGCGTTCGCATGTCGTTAACCGAACCAACGGTTACCAACTTGCGCCAACCATCAAGGTTTGGCTGATTGTAGAAGTCCAACAGGCGGCGGGTGATGGAGTCACCAAGGATCTCAGCAAACGACGAGGACGAAAGTGCCTCTGTCAGTCGTGAGCCTTCCTGAATCTTGCCCGTGAAGGAGCGGTCGCCCGAAAGGTCAACGTAAAGACCCTTAATGGACTGGTTGCTCTTGCCCGCGAGGATGTCGTACACCCCTTCGGTCACGCGATCCTGCTCAGACTTGACGTCTGTCGCAACAGCGCCAGCGTCAACTACGGCAGGGGTTGTTAGGTCAGCGATATAATCGGCTTCCGCCTTGATCGCTGAATCAATCTGCTGCTCGTCAAGCACCTTGCCTTCAGTCGTCTCCCGAACGCGCTTCTTGGCGCTATCTGGGAGCGTGACACCAGCAAGGCGAGCCTCAACGAGAGCCTTTGTCAAAATCGCGCCGATCTTTTCGGTCACGACCTCAACGCTAGGGGTCTCAGTCTGGTTCTCCACTGTTTCGTTCTCCTTCTGCGCTTTTAGCGCATCAACTGCCTCTGCAAGCAACTGCTCGTAGAGATCTTCTCTCGCCCGCTTGAGTTCTTCAGGCAGGACGACACCTTCAGCGATAAAGCGAACTGCTTCATCCCTGCTCATAGTAACCCAATCAACTTGTGGCATTGCTTCAGCGCTTGCTACCAAACGCATAGGCATACCACCCGCAGCAGGGTTGACAACGACATCAACACTTTCAATGGTGTTGATTTTCGTTACATCAATGTATTGCTGGCGCGACTCTCGCACTACTGACGTTTCACCGTCACCAACAATAGAAAAGCCCACAAGGTCTGGCTTCCCGCGCTTGATAGCGTCTGCCATCATTGATCGGAGCCATGGGGCTGCTTCTGAAATATGGAAATTGGCGGCAACGCCAGAGACCTTTGCATTCTTCTTTGTTGGATGCGGGGCATCCTGAACCCAGCGAGCGCCTGTGTACCAGCCGACAAGCGACTTGACTCCGCGCTCTTCTGGATTGTGGTCAGTTCCCTTGCCAGCAAAGGCACGCGCACCCTCAAAGAGTGGAACCGACTCTCGCAGTACTGCTTCTGAATACCGCCGTCGGTTTTTGCTCATCCCAGCCTGAATCAGCAGAACATCAATGATGCTTCCTGTCGGCTCAACGGATTCCATGATGAGACCCTCTGCCTCGTCTCCGCTAGGAATCTCAAGTTCAGCCTCAACTTCAGCGGCTGGAGCGATTTCTGTGACCTCTGGTGCGGCTTCTACCGCTTCGGGAGTAACTTCTGCGATCTCTGGCTGTGGCTCGCCTTCAACGGCAACCACCAACTCTTCAATTTCTGGCATTCATTCAGTCCTTTTCTTCAGTCTCGGACTCTTTGATAGCAGCCCTGATGTTTAGTTTACATCCACCCTGCGGTCTAATCAGTCCCTCAACGATCTCACAACCGTTTGGGCTGACCCAGAACGCGCACGTTGAACACATCCGACCTTCGTAGGCAAAGGGCGAGACGGTGACGTAATTTGCCCCGTCGCTGCCCTGCTGCGTCCACTTCCCGTGGCGCTTGGCAATGGTCTCGTAAGCGTCGTACAGAGCATTTGCATGGGCTGGCAGCACCATGTTGGCTTCGGCGAGATTGATCCCGCTGTCACCCATTGGCATATCAATGTGAACCTGATCCGCAACGCCTACTGAGTAGACGCTCTGGAGTTCGGCGCTGCGCTCCGATGGCTCTGAGGGGATGTCAATGGTCTCGTCTTCTGGCGCTGCGGCGACCTCAACGACAATGTAGTCCCAATAGTCAGATGCCTGTGGGTTCCGCTTGAGAACGTCTGATTTCTCTTTTTCGCATCCGCAAAGCACCTCAACCCACATGGCGATCAGGTCTTCGTATTCAACTGGCGCAGGAGGGATTCCTGTTGACTCTGGGTCTACGGCTTCGTTAAATGACACAATCTTTTCTGCGTTGGTGAGTTCTCTGGGCTTTCCTTCGCTGTCAACCCTTCCGCGAATCTCTATGCGGCTGCGGACTCCGCGACCTGCTGCGGTTTCCACAAACCCATCCCTCGCGTTGTAAGTTGCAGCCACGACATAGGTGAACTTTGGCTGCGGTGGCTGCCCGTCCGACGATGTAAACGTCCTCTGCGTTCCTGTTTTAATGTCAATGTCTGGAACGCGCTCAATGATGACTGCCCTATCCCATGAGCGCGTGCTACCGCTGACGCCCTGAATAATCGCGGCGTTAGCCTTTATGTGACCATCCGTAACCACCGCATCTGGCACATTGCGTTTAATTTTTGCCGATCCCGTGCTGTCAGTTGTTTTGACCTCAATGGCTTTTTTGTTTCTTAGCGCTACTGTGCCGCGAATACCGTCAGTCGGGCTTGTGCCAATTCTTGTGGTGATAAACACGCCAACAACTTCATGGGTGCTTGATGCGGCGCGATAGATTCCCTCGCGTTTAGCCTGAGTTCCGTCCCCAGTTCCGTCAAAAATGATGTCTCCACCCCTGTGGATGCTTACCTCTAGCGAGCGCTGGGCGACAACCGCAGACTCCTCGTGGACTCGCGCTGCCGCTGTTACCCGCGCTTTGCTGCCAGTAGTGGTAGGAACCATCCTATCGGCGCGAGCCTCTTTGTCTGCGCCCCAAATACCGTGCTTGGCATGGTCTGAGTTAATAATTGACGCTGTTCCAGTTGGTCTCAGTGTTGTCGTCCCGTCGTCATTCGGCTTTAACGCTGGCGATGGAATGCGAACGCCAGCGTCCTCAATTGCGCGGCGCATTGCAATTCCCTCTGGGTCACTGCGATCTTCAAGTTTCTTAAGCACCGTTGTCTTGCCAGACCCTCCTCCGCCGCCCATGATGACAAGCGTTGGCTTCCCGTCGTCGCGAGCAACCCCGCGCTCGCTGACAAGCGATGGACTCATCACCTGCCTTGAGACAAGTTGTGTGTGCAGCAACTCCCTTTCCCCCGTTAGTTTGCCTTCAGCAGTGGTGTGCATTGAAAGCGTGCCTTTCGGCTCAGTCGCTTTGATCGTGCTGATTGCGCTTGTCGTCTTCGCGGGCAAGACGCCTAAATTGAGTGTCTGAATCTGCCCAACGGTACTTGGGTCAGTAGAAACAATGCCAATTTTTGGGGTCTGAAACAGGGTTGGGTCGCTGTACTCTGCTGCGCCGCCTCCGCCACCCCCACTGCTTCCCGTGCTGCCGAAGCGTCCCTTTTTGTCTCGTGGCTGCCCAGAGGCGTACTCCAGCAGCGCGTGTTCAGCGAGGGCTGCCTGAACTTCTTTCACGCCTGTTCCTCCTTGCCCCATTTACCAACGGGGCATTCTGAATGCGGAAGTGACCCTTTTAGCCGCATAAAGCACCCGCATTTCTTACATTGTTTTGTAATTTTGATAAAAAACTCACAGCCCTTGCAGATTGAAAGGCGCTTTTCTAGCACCTCTTCAGATACGCGACCGATATTTGGATTAAGCAAATCCCAAGGCTTTGATCCCATTTCAACTCCCCATTACTTGCTGTCCCAGTTTTGCGCCCATTGCAGCCTGAAACTCTCTTGTCCCAATCCAATGTTTTCCGCCGCTTAGTTCCCAGTACAGATTCTTGTTGTTTACCTTGACGTACTTAATAAGCCAAGTGAGAACGTCTGAGCCTATGGTTGCGCCAGCCTCTGTTGCCCTGATGTACGGAATGCCTTCAATAAAGTGTTCGTCAATAATAACATTTGTTAGTTCTGGCTTTAGCCATTCAGGGATGCTGGTATCCTTAAGCCATAGGCAACTGTAGCCAACGCACGGATCTTTTGGACGATCCTCATAGATCGCGCACCCCTTTCCGCGCTGGGCAAATTGACACGGAATACCCTGCTGCATCCATTCGCCAAGGATATTGGCAGACAGCCACCCTTCGCAGCACTTTGTGCAAGTGCCGCAAGATCGTTTTTCTCTTTTAACTATGGGGAGTTGTCGCTTCACTTTGTTGAACGAGAGATTCGGTTTACGGCAAGATCAATGTGATCTTTAAGTCGCTGCTCAAGTTCATCCATCGCTTCTTGAATTCCAGCAGCAATCTCAGCAGACTGGGAAACAGTATCTCCACACCCAGAGACAGAACCCATTGGCTCGCCATCATAGGAGAGACCGCCCTGAGTCTTGTGTGAAGTGGTAAGCCCAAGTTTTTCTTCTAGTTTTGTCCTGAAAGCATCTTCCCACCCAATCGCATCGCCAAGGACAATACCATTTTCAGCATAAAAGTACTGGGGATAATTAGAAACATTTGCCGCCTCTCGTAGTGCATCGTTTCTTTCAACATCAATCTGTACAACCTGCACGCCGAACGGCTCGTACTTTTTTTCCATTGCCTCAACATATGGGTATGCCTTGGCGCAGAATGAGCAACTTTCGGAACTGAAAAAATACACAGTCGGAACTGCGGCATTCTCTTCCAGCAACTTTTCCCACAGACTCTTCTGTACGTTTTCTTCCTTATTCCCGTATACCTTTGGCATAAATTACCTCCCTATCCTTGAATAATTCCCACGCTATCCCCACCTAGCGGCTCGTAGGTGAGACTAAAGTTATCTACCGTATTGCCCGCTCCAGGGCTTGCAGACCCTAGCGTGCCAACTATAATGCCATGCCCTACGGCAGACTGCCAGTCGCTAACCCCAGAGGCTGTCACCCCAGTGTCTGACACTGAAGTTGTTCCTGTTCCGTCTGTGTACCCAAGCACCCGAAATGTTGCCGAACTTGTAATTACCCTCATATTGCTAAAATAACCGCTGCTGCTTCCTAGGTCAGCGTAGAAAAGGTTGGTAACGTTTGTAGCACTACCCCCTACTATTCGGTCTACTCGCAGGTAGTATTCGTAGCCGTAGTTATTTGTCGTGGTACTTCCGCAGATATTGCAACTGGTTCCGCTCGCTGCGGCGTTGTAGTTTGTTGTGCATCCGCTACAAACTGCCGAGCAGTTCCTGTTAGAACGTCCCGTACTTCCACAACTCCCACCGCAGGTTGTTGAAGAATAACTACATGTAGCACTGCCGCATTTCCTGCTTGTTGAGGAACCTGAGCAAGAAGTTGAACAACTGGTGCTTCCAGCATTCGTACTTCCGCAACTAACTTTATTTCCAGACCCTGAGCAGTTCATTGAAATTCCGCTAGTTACGCTAGTGCAAGATGACCCGCAAGATGCATAGGTGTAAAGAAGATGCGTCCCATTTCCGCCAAGTTCTGCACATGTATACGATGCAGCACTGCATGATCCACTTGAGCAAGAACCACACCCGCTGTAGTTTTGTTCTACGGCTGTGGAGGTTGATTTAGAACACCCTGAAATGTTGGCAACGTTGCACCCACCAAAAGAACAATCAGTACAACTGTTGCAGTTAGTTGTCTGACTGGCAAGGTATCGGTTTGACCTGAGCCAAGCCATCCAAAAATTGGTAGAGTCTTTTACCCAGAATGCTATTCCTGCGCCATTTTGATTATTTGTTGACATCAAAATATTAGCGTTGGGCTGACCATTGCTAATCCACGATGGCGATTCAGTAGTGCCGTTGTTCAGCGCAGTATTTGAGTTAATCTGCCAATTTGATGCGTTCTGCCAAGCCAGCGTAGCGCCAGTTTCCGTAGACCCCAGCGTGCCGACGGCAGTATCTGCGCGTGTGAATGTATCAGAAACTGTAATAGCCATTAGTAGGTTGCTTCAACAGTTACCGAAAGGTCAGCGCCAGATGATCCAGCGCTGACAATTTCAACTTGTAGTGTGTCGCCAACGGCAAGCGATGTAACCGTGGATAGAGAAGTTGTAACAACTGCAGCGCCCACTGAGGCACTGGTGTTGCCATTTGTTGCGCCGTTTTTTACGAGTCGGTATGTGACCGCAGATCCGCCGCCCGCATATGCTAGGGCATTGACAAGTGTGCAAGCAACGGGGGAAATGAACCTCGGCTGCTTAACTCCAGTAGATAGAGTTCCAGCAATGTGAAATGAGATTGGAATTCTAAGCCCATCAATCTTTGTCTTGTCCGCCGCGCTCATAGAGCCAGCGACAGAGGTTGTTGCTGCCACGATTGTCAAAACGTTTGAGGTAAGGTCAAGCGGCGCGGTTGCAGTAATGGAACTTGCCCCAGTAAACTGGGTGTAGACTACGTTGTCTGTTCCAATTTTGATTGCGCCAACTGGAACAGTTGAAGTCCCTACGGCGGTCATTACAAAGCCGTCGTTTGCGTTTGCCGTTCCGTTTAGACAGAAAACAAAGTCTCCAGCGTTCAACTCACCAGCAGGGCTGTTGTTTGCGTCGTCGGTTCGGGTAAGAACAAAAGGAGCAGCACCGCTACCAACGGTGGTAACCTTGTAGATTCCATTCTCCGTCTGAGTAGTTTGATTTTTGACAAGAATTCGGTCGTTGAGCGCAGCGGAGTATGAGTCAATGCTGATTGCGCCATTAGAGGAGGCGGTTAGTGTCGCTCCGATGCCCAAGCCTCCGCTCGCATCTGAGGTTCCGTTTGCGTAGGTCGCAGAAAGGTTTGCCGTCGTTGCTGCCTTGACCGCTTCATGGGCGTGAATCCCAGCAGAAATGTTGTCCGCATACTGTTTTGTTACAGCGTGCATGGCGGTGCTGGGGTCTGTGCCAAGAGTAATCTGGTTAACAGCGGTGTCTCCGCTCGCGTCCCGTAACACGATGGTGCTTGCAGTCGCGGATGCCGTAGCAGTAGTTTGGTTGTTGAGGACGGTAAGGGTATTGCTGCTGCCGCTGATTGTTTTGTTGGTAAGAGTCTGAGTCTCTGAAGCGCCAACTACGGCTGTCACACCGTGAGTTGAAGTATCGCCTTCGTGAGTTGTGAGCGCGCCAGCGGCGGTAGCCTCAGCAGCAGACTGAGCGTTGTTTGCCTTTGTCGTTACGCCGCTAGGGGTGTCAAAAGAATATGACAATGATGTCCAAGTGCTTGAGCCGTTACCAATCTTGATTTTATCGTTTGTGGTATCAAGACCAATTTCCCCACTGTTTAGGGTGGGGTTTACTGACGCCCAGTTTGCCGCTGTATCTCGTCGCAACTTGATAATATTTGCCATGGCTACTTGAACTCCTTCTTTGACCAGAATTGCACCTTGTAGGAATTAAAAATCCTAGTAAGGTGTTTTGAGGTCACTTTGTTCGCTTCTGTAATTTCTGCTTCTCCGCCTATTTTCATCTCCCACGATTCTCTTTTGAATGGAATAACCTGAACCATTGGAGTCCCTGCTGGAATAAGACCAGTAAAGTTAGGGTCTATTAAAGTAAACGGCAAATTTATTTCTTGCGTGTAGGTGTCTGTGTCAACAACCGCAGGAAGGCAGTTAAAGTATCCATTTGAGTTGTGCATCGGAGAGACAATAAGAACAGAATAGCCTTGGGGCGTTTTAATCATCCACGGATTGTTGAACTTTGGGACATCCTTGCTCTTGGGAACGGATGGATGTTTTCCTACCTGACCATGAGAGTGACTTGTGACCTTAAAGCCGTGTCCGCGTGCAGCGTAGGTCTGGTCATGATCATTTTCTGGAACCTCCACCCACACATCTGAGGGTGTAAACAAAATATAGCCAGCCGTTATTGCATCTAATACTGGAACGCACTTTTTAATAGTTGCGTTTGGATCTCCGCTTTGGTCGGCTCTCTTTTCCAAGATCACAGATTCTTTGCTATTCCCAAATCCGCCATACGACTGCATTTTTGTAAACCACTCTGGAATGTTTTGACTGGCTGGCTTTGGGTAAAACTCTGGGTCAACGTAATGCTTTGAAGTAAACGTTATGTTTTTCATTTTTATGCTCCCCCTCCGTCAATTGTGACGTTATTTGTGTCTCCCCATGCAGGGTCAGTCCCGTTTGTGGTAAGAAATTTACCGCTGTGGCTTGTTTGAACTGGGAGAAGGGCATTGATCGCCTCCCCCACAGTGTCCTGACCAGTGCCTCCATACGCAATCCCGATTGTAGTTCCATTCCATGTGCCAGCAGTAACCGTTCCAACAGATGTAAGCGAAGAGGAAACAACAGCGCTGCCAAGTGATGCTGCAGAAAGAACGTCAGTTCCATCAATTTTATATGATGCACCAAGGCTTATATCAGCCCCCCCTGAAGTAACCGTAAGACCGTCGTAGAGCGAACTGCCGCCGTTTGCAGTTACCTGAATAACGGCTTTTGTTCCCCTGTTGCTATTTGTATGGTTCTCTGTGGCATCAAACTTTAGTGAACCACTGTTTGTGCTTGGAAAGTCGCTTGTTCCATATCCTAAAACGCTAACTTTTCCGAGCGTGTCTCCTGATTGAACTGCGCTTGGTGATGCCGCTGTTCCGCGACTTAGGCGAGTTGCAAAAGTACCGCTCACCCCAGTCCCGTGTGCGTCTACTAGTGCCGCCGTAGAACTTGAGTCTACGCCGACCGCATGGACTACTGCTCCTGTAACTCCGCCAATCCCAATCGGAGTTGAGGCGTTGTTGTCTACGGTAAGCGTCCCTCCCACCTTGGGATCTGTCAGTGTTTTGTTTGTAAGAGTTTGAGTCCCCGTGAGGGTGACATCGCCAGAACCAGCGCCGCTTGGAGCAAGGTCTACCCACGCACCACTGATGCGCGAGTAGACCTTGTTGTCTGTCGTGTCGTAGTAAACGTCTCCGTCTGCTGGGGCGGATGGAGCCGTAGCGTACTTTGGGAGATTTAATGACGCAGTAAACTTGGGCATATAAACCCCCCTTGGTTATTAGCCGATTACGACGATACGGTAATCCCCAGCAACGCTGCACATTACGGTAATGGTGTTTGTTGTTGCGGTAACAACGTCAGCGATGACGTAGTTATCTGAAGAGTCGTATGCGCTAAACGTTACGTCCTTTGTTCCAAGGTTGTGCGTAATGGTCTTGGTCTCGCCAGCAGTCCACGTTCCCGTGAATGCATAGCGGGTCATGAAGCCAAGGTTTGTCTTAGCGCCAGCAGCAGTGCCAGAACCAGTACCGCCGTCTGCGATAGCGATGTCAGTACCATTCCACACGCCTGTGGTAATCGTCCCAACTGACGTAAGGCTTGAGCCAGTTACCCCAGAGGCGAGCGTGGTTCCGCTAAGGACTTCCGTGCCATTTACCCTGTATACCTTGCCCGTGAGCAGGTTGAGGTCTTCAGATGAAGTCCACGAATCTGTGGCATCTACCCAGTTAAACGTCTTGTCGGTTGTACCCTTGAGGGTGATGCCGCCCCCGTCAGCGCCAGCATCCGTTGGGCTTGTGACAGATCCAAGTTCAATGTTCTTATCGTCAACCGCCACCGTTGTTGAGTTGACCGTTGTGGTTGTTCCGTTGACCGTAAGGTCGCCAGAAAGCACAAGGCTTGTACCTGTTGCTACCCCAATATTTGGCGTAACAAGGGTTGGGGTGTTGGCAAATACCAGAGCGCCAGTGCCAGTCTCGTCAGAGATAACACCCGCTAATTCAGCAGAAGTGGTAGCAGCAAATTGAGATAATGGGCTAGCAGTTAAGCCAACACCTGTAGTTGGGTGAACGTGATCGTCTTTAGAGCCAAGTGTTGCAACACCAGCAGATGCTGTACCTAGAGCAAGTGGTAATACTGTTGATAAAGTTCCAGCAGGTCCTGTAGCACCTGTTGCTCCAGTTGGTCCTGTAGCTCCTGCGGGGCCTGTAGCAC